ACTCAGGGCTGGTTATTTAGATGCGTTGATTACACCTCTTCAAACTGCTGAAACAACAATTCCTTCAGCGGAGAAGCTTTTATTGTCCATCACTAAAGATGCAAAGAAGCGTGATACATTCAACGCTATGTTTACACCACAGCAGCAAGCAGAGATTAAGAAAAACCTTGGATGGGCCAATCTGATGGAAAAAGGCGCTGCTGGGAACTTCTCCTTGCTAGTGAGAGGGAAGCAGTCGGGCGCTTTGAACAATATTGCTGGGAAGCTTGCACAGGCTGGTGCGTTTGCTGCGGGGCCTGCTTCGTTTGCTCTTGAGCCAATGTCTGGGGCGGCTGCGATAGCGATTATTGCTGCACCTTCTTGGCTTGCTAAACGTGCTGTAAGTGGAAAAGTGTCAAACAAGATTATTGAAAAAGCCACTGGCTTGATTAAGAAGTTTGACCAAGGGCAATTCACCTCTAAAGACTGGGGTGCTTGGTTTGGTATCCTAGCCGACACCGCCTATGATGGTGATGAAGTACCAGAGCCTTTGAAAATAGAAGGCTTAACAGCAGAAGAAACCTATCGCAAATACCAATTGGAATCTCAGCTGAAGATACAATAAAAAAAGCCCCGCACGAGACGGGGCAAGATTCCCACTGGAGCGAGAATTAGTCAAAGAAGTCGTGAACGTCTCCCCACATGATTTTACAGAAGGGGACATTCACTATCCAGCCATCAAAGAAAAACACTTGTGCTTCGTCAATGTCTGTGTCGTCTGTCCAGCCTAAGATGGGCTGCGCCTGCACAGTTTCAATTGACACACCAAATACATTATGAAAGCGCATGCTAAACGCTGTCCCTATCTTCACCAGCCCCACTCCCCTGCTAAGCCATGTGCGTTATAATCCGTCACTCTCTTTTCAAAAAAGTTTGAAATAGACGACCCAGCCAACATTTCCTCCATCCATGGGAGGGGGTTGGTTTTAATCTTGAAGTTCGGTTTAAGTCCAAGCTGAATGAGCCGTCTGTCCGCAAGGTATCGGATATATTGCTTAACTTCCTCTGCCGACAAGCCTTCCAAGTGGCCCATCTCATACGCCAAATCAATAACCTTGTCTTCCAAGCGTACAGCATCCCTGAACATTTGGTAGATGGTGGCTTTGAATTCATCATTGACAATCCTCGGATGTTCTTCACAGAAGGCTCTAAAGAGCTTTGCCATCCCTTCTGCATGTTGTGATTCGTCTCGTACACTCCATTCTACAACAGTGCACATCCCCGGCATCTTCCCGAAGCGCTGATAATTCAGCAACATCGCAAATGCACTAAACAAACTCATCCCTTCATTCAACACAGAACGTGCAATGGCTAAGCCTGTGCCTTGCATACTGTGTACGTCTATGTCGCCCATGAAGTCTAGTTTAGCTTGCATCTCTTTTACGTCAGCAAACGCCGTGAATTCTTCTTCAGGCAAACCAAGCGTATCATTCAGCAAAGCGTAGGCCCGCTGATGGATGAATTCACGTGAGGCAAACGCTGTCAGCATTGCTCTGATTTCATTGTTCTTAAACTTCGGGATGTAATATTCCAGATAATTTGTCCCCACTTGGACATCACTCTGTGTGAACAGACGCAATATCTGTGTGATGTGATTCTTCTCAGCCTGCGTAAGCTTTCCAGACTTCCAATGAGACACATCTGTCTGCAGCTCTAGCTCATCCTCTATCCAATGAATCCGTTCATGTTCTCTAGCGTATGTGACAGCCCATTCATACGTGAAAGGCTTATAACTTTTGCTCTGTGTTAGCAAGCTCATACTCAGTCTCCAGTGCATTTTTCAATCGTGCGATTTGATCTTCTAGTTGCATGATGCGCTCATAGCAGTCGTTGAGCAACTGCCTATTGTACGGATCAATGTCCTTTATCATTTCCAAGCGTTCAATTAAGTTCATCGGCCCTGTCCTCTATAGGCTTTGAAGCTACGCTTCTTATGCTTGTTCATAGAAGCCATCTTCAAATGTCCGTTGCCAATGCTTGTGCCCTTCACCACCGGCTCAGGCTTCCAAGCCACTTCCGTCTTCTTAGCCTTCGCCACGTCTCTTCAGCTCCAATTCTATCAGCTTTGTTTCCAGCTTGGCTATCTTACGTGTCTGATGTTTCACAGACGCCTTCAATAGCTTCAGCCATGTCTTGTACAGCTTCTCTTCTATGTTCATTCAAGCCCCGCTGTAGGCTCGTGGATGCCGTTACGATCGACACGCATGTTGTGCAGGACATCTTCAAAGGTGTCCCACAGCTTATTAAAGCGCATGTCAGCAAAGATGCGAGCGCCATCAATAGCACCCATCACTTGGTCTGTTGACATCCCTTCTAAGCCTTCATAGACAAGCTTCAAATCCTCCACTGTATGCCATGCTTCCATAATATCCGCTTCTAAATTGAAGCGATCAATACGCTTACCAGTGCTGTCACATTTGTATCCGTTAATAATCATTGCTCTCTCCCTATCCCTGACATGATACACAGCTATCATCCCCTTCAAAGTCTTTGAGGGCATTACGTTCCACTGTTGTCCCCACCTTCTCAGCAACGACACCTGCTGTGGTGCGGAGATAATACAGCCCCTTCAGTCCTTCCTTCCAAGCCAACAGATGGACACGGTTGACATAACCCTTGTCAGCCCCTGACGGGAAGAACAAATTCACACTTTGTCCTTGACAGATAAATTCCTGTCTCTTCGCCGCATGCTCAACAACCCACGTTTGGTCGAGTTCAAAGGCTGTCTTGAAAACATTCTTCTCATGTTCTGACAAGAAGTCCAAATGCTGGACAGACCCTTCATTCTCAATAATCGTTTTCCACACCTTGTCTGTGTTCTTACCATGCTTCTCTAACGTCTCCTCCAGATACGTATTCCGTACAACGTGACTTCCAGCACGAGTACGATGGGTGTAATAATTGCTGATACGAGGCTCAATAGAAGCGCTGCAGCCACAGAGAATACTACTGTTAGCATTGGGTGCCACTGCGAGCAAGTGCATGTTACGAACACCTGTACCCTTTCCATCAGGGCACTCTCCACGCTCAGTAGCCAATTGATAGGTGGCTTCCAATGCTTGCTGCTTGATGTCTTTGAAGATGTGGTAGTTGTCACTGGCGGCCTCCCAGCTCTCCCAAGCTAGTCCTTTCGCTTGAAGCCTGTCATGGAATCCCATAGCTCCCAAACCGAGGGAACGCTCTCTGTAGGCTGAGTAGATGGCTTTGCTGAGTTGTTCTGGAGCATGGTCAATAAAGAATTGCAATACGTTGTCCAAGAATCTAATAAGGTCTGCGACCATTCCTGATGTGCGCCATTCATCGTATTTTGCAAGGTTGACGGAGCTGAGGCAGCACACTGCTGTGCGTTCTTCACTTGTTGCGAGATGTATTTCGTTGCAGAGGTTGCTTCCCATAATGCGTAGGTTAAGTTGCTTTTGAGCTTCCGGAAGTCCTCTGTTTGCAGTGTCGATAAAGTTGAGGTAAGGGCTACCAGTTCTAAAGCGAGCTTCAAGGATTCGTTGCCACAATCCACGAGCTTTGATTGTATCTCTTGCAATTCCTGTATTTGGGTCGGTGAGATGAAATTCTGTGTCATTGATGACAGCCTCCATGAATTCGTCTGTGATGTTCACAGCGTTGAATAGATTGAAACACTTCCGATTGATGTCACCACCTGTCGGCACTTTAAAGCTAATGAATTCTTCAATGTCTGGATGAGAGACGTCTAGATAGGCTGCGTAGCTTCCCTTGCGTGTCTTCCCTTGCTTGTACGCAGTCATCTGACTATCCACCACTTTCATGAATGGAATAGGGCCGGGAGCGATGTCAGAGACGCCACGAACGTCTCCCCAATGCCCTCCTACGCCACCACCTTTGACGCTTAGCCAAGCCACCTCAGCATTATGCTCAATAAGACTGTTAAGATTATCGCCCACGTAAGACAAGAAACAGCTAATAGGAAGCCCCCTAACTTTTCCTCCGGGCTTCGGAGCGTTAGAAAGAACGGGCGAGGCAAACATAAACCAACCTTTGCTCGCATAGTTGTATATGCGTTGTGCAAAGTTGAGATCACCGTCGCAATAAGCCACTGCAGCTCTGGCGAAAGCTTGCTGTGGAGATGTTTCATCTTCAAGCATATAATATTCACGCATGAGCGTATGCGCTTGGACACTGAGGTGGTGGTCACAATCGTCATTGATGTCAATCCCAAGGTGTTTCGTGGTCATCAAACTCTCCAGCTAAATCATTGTAATTGTATTCTATATAGTCAGAAAAGCGATTGACCAAATCCTCTGATGTGATTTCTAGCATCTCCATCAGCGTAATTTCATCAATCGCTTTCAGCTTTTCTTTCAGTTCTTGTATTGTTATCATGATAGGTTACACGATTTCTATCAATTTGTCAAGATAGTGGCGAGCTTTTTCTAAATCTTGCTTGCCTCCTTTGTCTTCCCAGCGGGCAATGTATTTGATGACATTGCCCCAGATGAAGCCTTTGAATGCCTCTTCAGACATCCATGATTCCATCGCCTCCCAAGGCTGTACGCTTTTGGTGATGTAATGATAGCCACCAATTTGTTCGTCATTCGCATCCATTGTTCAACACCACATAGCCACGATAGTTGCCATAGCATTTCAGATGTGTGTACACAGGTGTGTGTTGCTTAATTTGCTCCACCCACCACTCCACAGGCTTGACAGTGCAATGTGCATTCTCTCCATTCGGCAAAATAGCCACAGCAGGCTG